ATGGCTTCCAAAATTGACACGAAATCCAAGCGCGATAAGCTAGTGGTGCGACGTGAGCCATACTGGTCAAAGGTTCAAGCCGGGTGCTATATCGGGTTTCGGCGCACAACCAGCGGCGGCACATGGATTGCTCGCCTCCGGGCCGAGGACGGCAAGCAGCATTACCAAGCCATGGAGCTCGCAGAGCACTTAGCCTGCAATGAATATGATGCAGCGGTGCAAGAAGGGCGCAAATGGTTTGAGTCACTGCAAGCGGGCGTAAAGCCCCGAGAAAACACTGTTGGAATCGCCGCCGAGGATTACCTTAAAGACTTGGCCGTTCGAAAGGGCGTGCGTGCGGTGGCCGATGCGCGAGGTCGGCTGAATCGCTACATTTTGACAAGTTTCAAAGCCAAGCGGCTCGACAAGCTTACTACCGCCGAATTGCGCAACTGGCTTAATGGCTTTGTGCAGGAAGGCACCAAGGAAGCGATACGTAAGTCCAAGGCTTCCGCGAATCGTAACCTCACCACCTTTAAGGCTGTGCTGAACCACGCGCATAAAAACGGCATGTGCGTCTCTTCTCTCGCCTGGGATCGTGTCACTCCATTTGCCCAGGTGGATGGCGCGCGTAGAGAGTTTCTTTCCCCTGAACAAGTTCGCACCTTGATTGGCGAGACTGCCGGCGGCTTCCGTGAATTGGTTATTTCGGGGGCGCTGACCGGCGCGCGCTATGGCGAATTGTGCGCATTGCGCGCCAAGGATGTAGACAAAGATTCGCGCGTACTGAATATCCGTGAAGGAAAAACCGGCGAGCGCATTGTTCCGATGACGCCGGACATGGCAAAACACTTTTCAAAGCTTGCCCGAGGGAAATTGCCAGAGGCTTACTTGCTCACCAGGGACGACGGCAAGCCGTGGGCGCATTCCGATCAGGATAAGCTCATGCGCGTGGCCGTGAAAAAGGCCAAGCTACCGCGCGACGTGGTTTTCTATACCTTGCGACATTCCTTCATCGCGCAGGCCATTTCCGTGGGCCTGGATATTTACAGTGTCGCAGAGATTACCGGCACAAGTATTGCGATGATCGAAAAGCACTATGGAAAGCTATTGAAAGGGCGCGTGCGCGAGGCGATGACACGCGCTTCCATACTGTCGGTGGCGTAGAGTTTCGCCGTCCCGGTGCGGTTCATCGGGAAAGCGGCGATCAAGGTGTGGTGACACCCTGATCGCCTGACCGCAAGCACCTACAAGGAGATGCTAATGGCTGACTTTGATTGTACTCAACAGCAACCCAAACCGCGAGCCGCCAAAATATTCAGCTTGCCCACGATCACTATCCCGGAGGATTTTCAAAATAGCGCATTAGGGTTTTTAGCATTTAAAGTTGAAACTGGTGTCGGAAGTATCCAAGTCACCGGCTGCCGCCAATCCTTGCTATGTCAAGGGACAGCAACTGCCCTAGCCGAATGCGGCCTCTTACAAGCTGACTGGCTCCCGGGAATTTCTGGAAATAATAAAACCAGTCAAACCGTCACATTCGAAGATGGATTCCCCCGTCTAATACACGGAAGGCGGCGCGTTGGTAAGGACGGCTCGCGGCACATTACAATTACACGTAGATCGCGCGACCGCTATGTAGTAGAAGTGCCAACGACCAAGGAGCAGCAACAATTCGTTCAGGCGCACTACGATCAAAAAAAGCAAAATAAAAATGTTACCGCTTCAAATTCGAAGGGCAAGTCGCCTGGCGAATTTCGAGATTTCTTTTTACGAGCAATCGATGTGCTCATACCAATGCCCGAAACGATTGATTTTGGCTTCCTTTACGACGATGAATCTGCGGCGAAGATCCATCGAGCTTTTAGTGAGCTTCGCAGAGAATTTGCTCAAGGTGTCATTGTCCGGCGCGGCAAGCCTGCCTTCTATCGTGAGGGGAACGTGATTTATTTGGGATCAAAGTCCGAAGAAGGGTGCCCATGAAGATACCACCAAAACCGCGTAGTCGTCTCGATCAGGGCCCTCCTGAAAAGAGTGGCGTTGATGGCGCGGCAACAAAGGAAAGGCCGATTCCGGACACCCTTGACCCTATCACAAGTTTCGCTGTTAAGCCGGTGCTTAATTCTGACGGCCCCCTAAGCGAAACCGCGACCGAGTTGAAGAAAGTCTGGCGGAGCGGCGGTAAAGCGCTCAGCCTGGGTAAAGCTATCGACGAAATAACCAAACCAATATATTCCGGGCCGCCGGAGCAATTGCCGAGCGGCAAACGAGGCCCTCAATCCAAACGCACTCAGTACGACGTCGCAACTGAGCACCGAGAAAGAGCAATCAAGATATTACACAAGCACCACATAGCAGTTCCCAAAGCGCGACATGAATCCGCGGCCACAACTCGGAATCTAGTATCTGCCGCAGCAAGTGAGTTCGCTCCAATAACACCGCAACACAATTTGGCGCGCAAAGTTTTTGAAAAGCTCGATCAAGATGGAACGCCTAGAGACATCAAAACAGTTCGTGAAACTCTCAAGGGCCTGGGTTTTCTGCCTAAGAAAAACTAAGCAAGATAATACGCCCCCTTTTTCCTCGCGGTGGTTGGTATATTTTCCATGCCCATGCAGCTATGTCCGGCGCCGCCGGACTACTAGCATGGCCGGAGAAAATCGTGGAAGAATTGAAGGCCGGATTCGCCATTCCGGAATGGTGTCTCGCAGTTGGTATCGGAAGATCTAATTTCTACGTTTTGCCGGGGCAGCTCCGTCCGCGCTCGGTCAAAATCGGTAAGCGGCATATCATTATCGAGGCGCCCAAAGATTACTTGGAACGCATCGCCGCGCAAAGCCAGGTCGCTGCATAATGTCGCCCGCCATACCAGCACCGGCGTCGAGTGCGCTCCATTTCCAGAGCGCTGTCACCATTTCGAAGTGGCTCGCTGAAGATCGGGCACATCCAGCGTTGCAGCCCGGCACCTCGCGCGCACACGCTGCGCTAGTGCTGCGGAATCTTTCTGCCTTCTTGCTCGAATCAGCGGCAGAGCGGCACCATGATTCTGGAAATAAATAGGATGGCGTCACGAATTCTACGCGACGGATTGCTCGACTCGGAGCCGGTCTCGACTTTGCATGACCGCACCTTCCGCTTGTACATCCACCTGTTGCTCGCCGCTGATGATTATGGCCTGGTGGCGATTGGGTATGGGCCGATCAAGCGCGCCGCACCGCTGATGGACTGGAACCGCGAGATAGTCGCCAAGATGCTCGGCGAGTTGACCGACGCCGGATTGATCATCCCTTACTCAGTCGACGGCAAGCAATTCGCAGCCATCGCAAAGTGGAAATCGGCGATCAACAGCCTGTCTCCAAAACATGCAATGCCGCCCTTCGGCATGGGTCATGTTGTTGGTGTGAACTGGTACAAGTCGAAAGAAATCAGGGAGGCCGCTTCAAAAATCCTTAATCCTATCAATACGGGTTCCTTTAATCGTGTACCACCGGAACCCCACCAGCCCCCCACTGGTGTACCGCCAGTGAAAGCAGAGGTAAGAGAGAAGAGAAATACTACGGCCGAAAAATCGGCAAAGTGTGTTGGTGTCGATTCTGAATTCGAAACCATGTGGGCGAAGTACCCCAAGCGGCTTGGCGACAATCCAAAAACCAGAGCCATGAAGGCATGGAAAGCCAGAATCGCTGAAGGACACACTGCGGAGGAAATTATCTCAGGAGTGATTCGCTACGCTGAATATGCGACGGCGCGCGGCATCATTGGCAGTGAGTTCGTGAAACAGGCAGCGACATTCATGGGGCAGGATAAAGGTTTCCTGGAAACCTGGTCGGTGCCGGATGATCGCCATGGTACGAGTAAAAGCGAAAACATGTTCCAGGGGGCCGTATGACACCATTCGGCGCCGAACCTCTCATCAAGCTGCGCCAGAACGGCAAGCGCCCTGTCGGCCGCGTATGGATCAACTATGGCGATGATTGCGTAGCTCTCGAATGGCGGCGCTGGTGCGACACGCAATTCCAGCCAACTCTTACTATTCGCACCACCGATCCGATTGAGCGCCTTGATTTTCGGTGTCTCGTTGGACTCGACGTGACCTTCCATTTCGCCGAATGGGATGCACGCGTTGCTCGGCTGCTTGAGCGGCTCAAGGAATATGCTCCGGAAATCGCGGTTATCTCCCCATGCTTCGAAGATGACCTGGGGTTTTGGTGGATTCGTGGACAAGGACAATTCCCCATCGATCGGCACCCGCAAGCGGTTGTAAGGAGTGCAGCGTAATGGCGAATTTCATCCGCGATGATCTCGACTTTCGCGCCTACATGGACATGACCGACAGCGCGCATAAGGTTCGTTCTACCGGAGCTTTCATCGACGATGTAATCGAGTATTTTCACAGCGATCTCGGGCCCATCGGCGACACTCTACCATGGGCCAAGACTCACGAATTGATCCGCTTTCGGCCTGGTGAAACAACACTATGGTCGGGCATGAATGGCCATGGCAAGAGCCTTTTGCTTGGACAGACATGCTTGAGCTTTGCCGAACAAAATAGACGAGTCGCGATCGCATCATTCGAAATGCGACCCGCAATGACGTTGGCCCGAATGTGCCGGCAGGCATCGGCGATAAACAAACCCAGCGCCGAATTCATCCGTGCATTTCATTCCGCGACCGAAGGCCGGCTGTGGCTGTACGACCAACAGGGCACCGTGAAGGCCGACAAGGTTCTCGCCGTGATTCGCTACTGCGCAGATAGGATCAAGGCTGAACACTTTGTGATCGACTCTCTGCTCAAGTGCGGCATTCCCGAGGATGGCCCGAATGCATTGACCGCGCAGAAAAACTTTATTGACGAGCTGACCGTCGCAGCGCGCGATACCGGTACTCATATCCACTTAGTGGCGCATTCGAAAAAAGGTCGGGATGAATTTGCGGCACCCGGAAAAATGGACGTGCGTGGTTCAGGGTCAATAACGGATCAGGTCGATAACGTACTCGTTACATGGCGGAACAAGCGTAAGGAAATCGAGTTTTCCCAAAGCGATTATTCGCGCGAGCGCGAGCCGGATGCAATGCTCATTTGTGAGAAGCAGCGCAATGGCGATTCGGAACCGCGGATCAATCTGTGGTTTGACCCGAAATCAACGCAATACCTCGCAAACGGCACAGCCCATGCAACGCCACTCCTCGGCCTGGCAGGCAATTTTGAATAGGACATTTTATGGCGATTAAAAACACAGTCGAAGTGACAATCGGGGCGCAGATCGACGGCCTGCTCGGCGGTATGCGCGACGCCGTAAGCTCGGTAAACAAGTCCACCGACCAAATCACCGGGCATGTCAACCGCATGTCAAGCGACACGCACACCGCAATGAACAAGATGCACAGCTCGGTTAAGGACAACATCGAGAGATCGATTGAAAAGCTCGAATTGTTCGAAGTCAGCCTCAACAAAATGCGCACCGCCTTTGTTCTTTTCGGGCAAGTCGCGGCGCTGGGTTGGGTAGGGGAAAAACTTTATGAGATGGGTAAGCGCGCCGCTGAGTTTGGCGAGTCAATAACATTAGCCGGACAGAAAACAGGGCTATCCACAGACAAAATACAAGAGCTGCGATTTGCGGCGCAGATGTCCGGGGCAAGCGTTGAATTGCTAGATCGCGCAATGCGCAAGCTGGCTATGTCCACGGTACAAGCCCAGCAGCCTACAAGCCTAGCGGCAGCCGCATTTAAAGCGGTGCATATCAACGCCAGCGAACTAAAAAACATGGAATTGTCAGAAGTTATTAACAGGATTGCCGATTCATTCAAAGGCGGCGCTGACGGCATAAATAAAATGAATATCGCGTCTCAGCTTTTGGGGCTGCGCGGTGGTGCCGAGTTGATTCCCATGCTGAACAAAGGCAGCAAGGGATTAAAGGAATACGCCGAGCGCGCGCGTGAGCTAGGAGCCGTTGTAGGAGGCCCGTCTATAGACGCCCTGACTACGCTTGAAGAAAAATTCAAAGAGATGCACGCCGCCACTACGGGGCTTACTCAAAGAATCGGTGTAGCGCTTATCCCGGCGCTGACGGCTTTGGCAGACTTTTTCTCTAATACCGGGCCTGCCGCTTCGTCAGTCATGACGGCGGCGGTAAAAGCGGTGTCGGCGATATTCGAGGCGTTTAAATCTGTAGTTGTTACAGTCTGGACTGTTGTAAGAACAGTGTTCGGCATGATCGGCGACCTGATAAATGCGGTCTTTGGATCGGGAGGTGATGGCGTTACAGCAACCGAGTTTTTTATCAATGTCCTCAAGATTGTGCAGGTTGCCGCGATCAGCTTGGAAATAGGATTTAAAGAAGTGTTTTCCTCTATCGGAACCGCCCTAACTTATACAGCCGAGCTGTTCACCATGTTCGGCGGGGTAGCGAACGCCGCGCTGCATTTTGACTGGCAGGGGATCAAGGACGCCACGAAAAGCGGCACGAAAGCAATGGCCGACACGCTGCGCGCCGGAACCCAGGAAATGATCGACATCGCCGTGAAGGGAAGAGAAAAAATAGACAACGCCCTGCTCGGAACAGAGGGGAAGTCTAAGACCGAGAACAAGGCCGGCGCAAAAGACGAAGCCGTCAAGAAAAACCTCGATTTCAACCCGAACAAAAAAGCCAAGGGCGCCGGCGAAATGGGCGCATGGAAGGCCGAGCTAGACCGCAAGCACGATCTTGAGCAGGATTATTTCAAATCCTCGCTGGCCGATGACCTGGCATTTTGGCAGCACAAGCTCACGATCACCAAGGTCGGCAGCAAAGACCGCATGGCGGTTGAGCATGAGCTGCGGCAGCTTCGCTCGCAACAGGCGCACCAACAGCTCGCAAGCGAGCTTGAGGACTTGAAAGCGCAGCAGGATGCCGCGCGCACTGACGGCGTGAAGCGCATACAGATAGCGGGCGAAATCGCGGTCAAGATCGGCGCCGCCTATGGTCTCGAAAGCAAAGAATACAAAGCGGCTTTGCGCGAAATGGCAAAGGCTGCCGAGGCGCAGCAAAAAGAGTTGGATAAGCTGGCCGACATGCAGATCGACCGCGCTAAGCAGCACGCGCTCACATTGCTCGATATCGAAAAAGAACGGCTCAAATCTGAGAAGGACTTGCGCCAAATAACAGACGAGCAGGAAACCCAGGGTTTGATAGGCATCGAAGAACGGCAATATCAAATCGAGCTGGACGCCCTCGAAAAGAAAAAGGAGATGATCCGCGAGGACGTGGCAGCGGAGCAAAAGGCGGCGGAGGAGATTGAGAAACTAAAGGATCAGCATGCGTTGAGAATGAAAAAGCTCGACGATACTGCGGCGCTCGATGCGAAAAAACGCTGGGAAGGAATATTGCAGCCCATAAACGCGGCTTTCAATACGTCCATCCAGGGAATGATTATGGGCACCACAACGCTGCATAAGGCAATGGCCAATATCGGGCAGTCCATCTTGGCCGAGTTCGTAAATACACAGGTTAAGCTGGTATCGAATTGGGCCGCTGGCGAATTTGCTAAGACCACGGCGACCGAGGTTGGCGCAGCCACCCGAACAGGCGTCGAGAAAACCGCCGCTGTAACTTCGCTGGCAACCTCATCTAGTACCAACTTGAAGGAAATCGCGAACGCGGCATGGGTAGCTGCGGCGAACGTTTACAAGTCAATTGCCGCGATCCCGTATGTCGGGCCATTCCTTGCGCCAGCGGCAGCGGTTGCGGCGGGCGCGGCAGTAATTGGATTCGGCAAAAGCGTCATGTCAGCAGAGGGCGGCTTCGACATCCCTACTGGTGTAAATCCGATCACCCAGCTACACCAACGCGAAATGGTGCTACCGCAAGCCCAGGCTGACGTAATCCGCGACATGGCGGCGAACGGCGGAGGCGGCAAAGCCATGCACTTCCATTTCAATGGCCCTACCGATAAACGCGGCATTGAAGGCTGGTTCAAGGCAAACGCCCATGCATTAGCTCCGGCGCTGCGCCAACTTTCCCGCAATTTCACCCCGATTAGTTAGCTATGAAGATCGATATACACAACGTGAAAGGACAAGCATGAGCGATGCAAGAAACGTAACTGATCTGTATGAATGGTCATGGAATAAATCCGAGCAAACTCTACGGAAAGCGTTGTGCGACGCCGAAGCTTACACGCCCACAGAAATCGACTTAGGGTGCGCGACGGCGAAAAAAATGTTCTGCCAATACGCGAAGGGAATCACCCTGCACGGAGTGCCAGAAGAAACCAACACTCAGATCAAAACTGTTATTGAAGCACTCACCTTCGGCATGTTAATGGAAGTTGTAAACCGAGAAATCTTGATTCACCGCCTTACCCAAAAACTAAAGGAGATTTGAAATGTCCGCTCTACAAGCACTAGTAGCTCACAACAAACGCGTCGCAGCGCTACGCGTCGAGGAATATGTAATTCGCGACAAGATCGACTTCGCCAAGCAGGTCATTACCGAGGTCGGCGCAGCAGAGCAACCACTTGCCGAAATCAAAGCCAAGCGCCGTAATCTCCTGGCGCAGATATTTCTCGGTGCTGATGATAAGTCCGACCCCAATGCCTTGGACGCCGAGCTGAAGGCCGCTGAAAAGAAGCTAGATGCCACCCGGCCAAAGAAGGAAGCCGCCGAAGCCGCATTGGAAATATTGAACGCTAAATTATCCGGCGTCTATTCACGAATTAACGAAGAGCTTAAAAATGCCGATCGCTTTCATTACGAAGCGTTGCTGGAACACGCACGGAAGACCGTTCCACGCTTCATTAATGCGGTGGAGAATCTTTACGATAGCTATGCCGAGGTTTTGGGCACGCATCACGCTGCCGACGCATTCGCTGACCTGGCAGGAGGCCGTCCTCCTCAAACAAGCCTTCCTTTGCAAACACGCGTCTCGCTGCCTTGGCTTCCAGGAGTGGACGAAACGGTTAGGTCACGAAATGTTGCGACACAGGTTTCAGCGCATGGCGATGCTGCGCGCAAGATGATCAATGAAATTGTCCGGGCTGCACAGGGTGAATTCCATGGCCCAGCATAGAAAACAGCAAAAAAAGCGTGATACCGCGCCCGTACGCAAGGCGGACGGCACGGTGAACGAAACAGCTACGCTAATTAAGACGGCGCATCGTTCACTACACACCGGACGGACTAGCGGGAATGCACAGGACGCGCCCAAAAGATATAAACCAGGTACGGAGCTCGTGAGCAAGCTGGATGTGAAAAAATTCAGGAGCCGCCTTTGGGCGGGGCTGCTCAGAAAGGGCCCGCAAACATGATGCTGCTCGAACAGTCGGCAACAGTCGACCGGTGGCGTACCGTCGCACGCCTTATTCAGCGACTAAATTAAAGGAAATAGACAATGCAAAATATTAGAATGATCCCCCCGGTTTCCGGCCCCTTTTTAACAGACACCTGCGTTGCCTATGGGCGCCCATATAGCCCGGCAGTTTCTTATGCCGACGTTCCGGAAAATGACGCGCTGGTTCTTGAGTCAAACGGATGGATGCGCAGCCCTGGCCACGTCGGCCCCACATCGGCGCGGCCTGTCGTGAGTGACCTCGGCGCGCAGGTACTACGCGCCACAATATTCTTGGACACGACCGTGGGCGCTTTTATTCAATGGAATGGAACTGCTTGGATAAATTTACTTACCGGCAGCGTGGCTTAAAAGAGCGATGATCAAGAAGCCTACTAAAACGGAGCCGAAGTCACGGCGCAAAGCGCTCGACCCAAAGATGACGGAGTGGGAGGTAATTCCACCCGAGGACGGGGCAGTGCAAGCGCCGGCGGGGGTTCGCCCCCTTGGCCCTCGCTGCCGCCCGCGCTGGATCCCACCAAGCCTAGATGTAATCGAGGAATTGGCCGCTCGCGGTCTTAACAACGAACAGATTGGCGCAGCGTTTGGCGTCAGCCATGACACGATCCGAAACCGAACGCTTGATACGCCAGGCTTCCATGATGCGGTTATGCGCGGCCGTAGCCGCGGCGTGGCAAATGTAGCGAATGCGATCTACGAAAACGCAATGAAGGGCGACACCATTGCCCAGATATTTTTCCTCAAGGCAATCGGCAAGTGGAACGATCGCGCCGGCATGGAGATCCACGTTAAGCATGAATTCGTGGTGGCACTTCCACCAATGGCAAAGGATATAACTGAATGGACGAAGCAACTCCAGAACAAGCAGGAAACGGACGAAAAAATCGAGTAATTTGGCAGCCCCAATCAGGGCCGCAGACCATGCTGATTTCATGCCCCGTGCCGGACATCCTCTTCGGTGGCGCCCGGGGTGGTGGCAAGACGGATGCCTTGATAGGCGACTGGCTCGCCCATGCTGGACGCTATGGGAAGGACGCCAAGGGAATCTTATTCCGCCGTTCAATGCCGGAACTGGAAGAAGTCCAAGCGCGCATGCGTGAAATATTCACCATGCTCCGTGCTGAGTATGCAAGTCAGCAGCGCACATGGCTGATGTCCAATGGTGCCACGTTGAAACTGCGCTTCTTGGAAAGCGACGATGATTCAGACAAATATCAAGGGCATCAGTACACGTGGACGGGATTCGATGAAATTGGAAATTACCCCAATCCGGCTCCGATCGATAAGATACGCGCCACGCTACGGAGCGCCGCGGGCGTACCGGTTCGTTTTCTCGCCACAGCAAACCCGGGCGGGAAAGGTCACGACTGGATCAAGGAACGCTACATTCTGCCAGCGCCGCCTATGACGCCATTTTGGTCGGAAGCCCAGAAGACGCAGCGGATATTCATTCCATCCAAGCTGATTGACAACAGGATCTTGCTCGAAAATGATCCGGGATACGCCGACCGTCTCATGGGTTCCGGGCCATCCTGGCTTGTCCGCGCGTGGCTCGACGGCGATTGGAACGCGAAACAAGAAGGCGGTATTTTCAAGCTTCAATGGTGGCAATACTGGCGCGACGAGCCACCCGAATTGGAGATGATCATCCAATCGTGGGATACCGCATTCAAGATCGGCAACGAAAACGATTGCAGCGTGGGACAAACCTGGGGCCTGGCGAAAAATGGTTTCTATCTGCTTGACTGCTGGAGCGGCCGCGTAGAGTTTCCCGAACTCAAGCGCATGGTTCAGTTGCACGCCGACAAGTGGCATCCACGGGAAGTGCTGGTGGAAGACAAGGCCAGCGGCCAAAGTCTAATTCAGGAACTCCAGCGCGATTCGCGGCTTCCTATTCGCGCGGTCAAAGTTGACAGGGATAAGGTCGCTCGCGCCTACGCGGTAACGCCGTTGATTGAATCCGGAAAAGTTTATCTGCCAGAGGGAGCACCGTGGCTGGCCGATTTCATTGAGGAAATGAGCCTGTTCCCAAATGGCTCACACGATGATCGCGTCGACAGTCTCACGCAAGCGCTCGATCACTTGGCGAATTTCCCGAGTCGGAACGGGTTGGGGTTGTTCTACTTCTACGAACAGACAATGGGGCAACCAACTAAGACGGCCGCGTGATTGGCATGGATTGCTCAGTTGATCTCTTTAAGCTTTACCGCCATCCAGTTTTTACCATCATAGCGGGAAACACAATCGACAGTCGTTTGTCGTAACGCATTGAACCCGTTCCGAGCCCTGAGCCCTACTTGAACATGAAATAGGCCCGGCTTTTCTTCCTTGGCCCAATAGTCATGATAGTCGTCGAATTGCGCGGAATCGGGGTCGTGTAGGGTACGTTTGACAAACTCTTCGCAGGCAAACCGTGAATTATTGAGCGTTGCAGCCGCAGCTTGCCGCGTAGTCTCCTCGGCTTTCTTCTTCTCTTCGGCGGCGCGCTGTTCAGGTGTTAGTGATGCGTTCAGCTTCTGTTCAGCCACCGCTTGAGTTTCCTTTTCCTTATCAACGCCATTAGAGCTGAACACGGACGACAATACGCCGATACCGATAATGATGGCGACAATCCAAGTCAACATGCCAGTCCTTTTGGGCATCTTAGCCCCGCATTTTGGGCATGCTTCTGCCTGAGTACTGACCTCGTTGGCGCATTCCTCACATTTCACTAATGCCATAACTCCCCCTTACTTTAGAAGACAGCCCGCAACACCACAATGCTCAGAAATATAAACAGATCCAATAGGAGCAGGTACATATTGCGACTGAGATGCTCACCGTTTTTGATTTATCGTGAACAGCGATTTTCATTTTATCTGACCCCAACATGCCAGTTTTAGCCATCCACTGATCACAATCGAATGTAAGCCGCCGACTCAAAAGGAGACCATGAACGTTCGTCATGAACAGCTGGGTAAAAGGCGCGAGGTGGCCTTTGGAACGTCCGCTCGACGGAGGGGTTAGGCGACTTCATGCCAATGCTCCAGGAACAACTTGCCAAACTCGACAACCCCTTGACCGTCTGTGAGCAGTTGCGGATGAATAAGTACGCGACTTGAAGCCTGGCCTTCTTCGAAGGAATGCAAGAACGAAAACGACGGGACGCCGATGGAGGACTGCTCGCCGCGGATTGCGTTTAGCCTCTGCCAGTCCATTTCCTTGAGACACTGAGCCTTTTCGGCCTCGATCTCGTTGAACCGCTCGCCGTCTTCTGGAGTGAACTCCGCAGGTGGAATGTAGAGAGGTATGCGATGCGCCAGCGCGTCGCGGTAGTTTTTCAGGTATTTCGCCTGCCAGTCGACTAGAGACTGGGCGGAAAGGTACTCGCGAAGTACGTGTGGTAAACGAGCGACCGTCGCGGTGCAAAATAACCCGACCTTATGGCGACCACCGACTTGCGCTAGAAGATCGTGCCGAAGAACATAGGCCCACGCCCAATTGTCAAAAATGCCGGACAGGTTGATTACGAAGGCGTGTAAATTGATCTGCACATCTGCGAGAGTGCCAAGAGGCAGCGGGCGCTCTTGTTCCAGAGGAAACAACTCGAAGATCTGGACGAGACAACGTCGCAGTACAGCTAAGCGACGGGCGGCGCCATACACAAGGTACTCCCTCACTCCGTTGTCCGGGAAGGGTTGTGCTTGCACCAGATGCTGCTCGATCAGTTCCCCCAGGGCCAGGATGAGCGAAGAATGTGCCTTTTCAAACAGCTGCCATTGCTCGGGCGTATACATTGCTTTGGCGTGCCTCTTGGGGCGGATTAAATTGCGTAACAAGGCTGTTGAAAAAGTATCCCCCACATCTTGTCACATCGCCCGGACATCCGAAAGATTGTGCATCGAGATTGTGATTGAGAGCACCGATTCTCCGATTTACAAAATGGAAGCCATGCTATTGCGTCATGAATGATGAGGTCAATTTAGCATAAAGAATGGCAAGGAGGTAGCTCTGGCGCGTGTAACTCGTCAGCAAAAGAGATTGATCCTGAAAGCGGATTGCAATGTATGGCCGACAATGCGCGAACCCCTTGCCAGGCATGGCACGCAGCCCGTCAATTACCACACGGTACTTGACAAGCCGTTTTAAATGGACTACAAAGAGACTACAAAACGATTACGACAAAGGGCGCATCATGAAAGCAATTGGCTACATTCGAGTATCGACGGCAAGTCAGGTTAACGATGGCGTAAGCCTAGAAGCGCAAGAGGCAAAGATTCGCGCTTGGGCTGATCTGAATGGCTACGAACTCGGCAGCATGCATGTAGATGCTGGCCTGAGCGGTAAGCGGGCAGACAATCGCCCATCGCTACAAAAAGCCCTCAGCGAATGCACCAAGGGCGATGCACTCGTGGTTTACAGTCTGTCCCGCCTTGCACGCTCCACACGCGACACCATCGAAATCGCCGACATGCTGCACCGCAAAGGCACCGACTTGGTGAGCCTGTCCGAGAAAATCGACACAACAACGGCAGCCGGCGCGATGGTTTTCCGTATGCTGGCAGTACTGTCAGAATTCGAGCGCGATCAGATTTCAGAGCGCACAAAGATGGCGTTGGGCTACAAGAAAGCACAAGGCGAGAGAGTCGGCAGCGTTCCCTATGGCTATCAGCTTGACGGCAAGAGCGGAAAGCTTGCACAAGAGCCGCAGGAACGCGCCACTGTTGATTTCGCTATCGAGTTGAGGGGCAAGGGCCTCTCATTCCGTGCAATCGCAGCAGCGCTCGTTTCCGGTGGGCATACGCCACGTGGTAAAGCCTGGCATCCGCAGACTGTCAAGAACATCGTTGAGGCCGCAGCGTGAACGCCAAGTCAAAGCGCCAGACGCCTCAACCCATGCAGGTTCTCACCCTGCGCTTGCCGTCCGCTGTCATTGATCGACTTGACGCCTTACTCGATCCCCTGCAAGAAAATGAAACCTACCAACTTCGCGGCATTGAAGCCCGCAGCGAAGTGTTGCGCCTCGCTATCGAGAAAGGTATTGTCGCGCTGGAAAGAGAATTGAAGAAATGACCGGTGGGCCAGTTCTGCGATCAATGTACTGGCTACCATAAATCCATACAGCCCACGCTAACGATATGCGATCGCCTCCGGCCTGGGCGCAACTTTTACCTGGTAGCCCTCGTACTCTTCTGGAACAGCTTTGATGGATCCTATATATTTTTGGTCAATCCAGACAATAAGCCGCTCCCCCTCAGCATCCCGTAACGGCAAAACATTAACCGCACCTTTGGGAGCGCGGAGGGTCACTAAAAGCGCATAGGCCGCATTACTAAGAGACATCACGTATTGTGTCCTGACACGAGGCTTACTTCAAGCGTAGTCAAAATAGGTTGTAAAGGCAATATATATGATAGTCCCTGAGAGTCCCCAGCGTACACGATCCCCACTGCGGAGCGCTGACCGCCATGGTTAACTGTAACGAGGGAACCGGAATCACCAGGCTGGGAGAAGGCCCCGCCCACCCCCTGAACGATGAAAACAGGCTCAAAATAAACGATTTGTGTACAGACGCCGGGCACATTGTAGTTGACATAAAACGGCCCAGCTAATTGGGCTATCACTGTTCCAGTCGTGTGTCCTGTGGTTCGCCCAACTTTTTCAACTTGTTGGGCCGCTTGGATAGGTGTAACTGCGGCTGGAGTATCGTAGGTTTGCCCTTGCATTGACGAAACCGCGTTTGCATCAATGATCGTGAACAGGGCTGCATCCTGATTCTTTCCCACATCGACATTGTCGGGCACGCCGGCCACCATTGGCAGGGATCGAGCGTGATACCCAATAGTGAATGGATTTAGACCATTCGCTGTAATATCAAGATGGCCAGGAGCGAGGATTTTCTCGCCATCGAGCGAATAGTTGCAGAGGCCGCTGATATGGTTGTTCGTGAGTCCAAATAGACCGCCATCTAATGTGCGAACCAAGCACCCCATTGTTCCAGCGCCAATATGCCGAGCTGGGTGAATCGAACTGCCGCATGTGTACGCGCCGTTCGCTACTGTGGTATATGGCCTGTGCGCTACACCGCTAAATGGAACGCCTGCATATGCTACCCCTGCGTGTACGTATTCGACCGCTATGTCTCCGTCAATCTCTTTGGGGAGAGTCTTCACCTCTCTCTGGGAGACTTTCCGGGATGTGAAGGCGAATACTTTTCGTGCGACCTCGTTAAAACCGATTGCTATGAGATGCCGGCGGCGCAAGATCGACTCTGAAGCGGCTGTGATCATAAGGCTGTCGAAAAGCTCGTCGCGTTTTTCTTCTGCTGCCTCAAGCGGGACAGGAAACTCTTGCCCAAGCAAATGATTATCCTGTGCCCACGCTTTGAAAATTATGGCAGCTTGCTTCGTATCCATATGGTCTCTGTTTTGGTTTTTGTGCTGGTTGAGAAACCAGGTACCACGCAT